AGATCTAAAACGTTCTGATGCATTGGTACTAAATTGCATTGAGTTATTCGTATGGTCATAAACTATAGAACCAACATTTGCATCTGCAGCATCACCAAAGAATATATGATTATAATTTTGACTTGTTAGAAATTGTAAATCAGCAGTTTCAGTACCACCCTCAATAATTAGTGTTGCTGTTCTTCCTGAGTTCTGTGGTGCAATTACATTTGTGCCATCAGTTAAATGTAATCCACTTTCAGGTGCATTAGTACCTATACCAAGGTTTCCACTGGAATCTAAATGCATTCTATCACTACCAGATGTTTTGAAGTCGATTCTATCGTCAGTATCACAGGTGATTGATGTATCTGCATCAGCATCTAATACTAATTCATTGCCTTGACAATCTATTGTAGAACCAACAGTAAATTTTGTTGTGCCATTCGACTGTATATCTACTGTGCCACTTGTATCTGATACAAACTTTAATCCATCACTTGTATCTGCGTTAATCTTAACTGTCATAGTATTACTAACCTCTCTCCCGATGGGATTGTTACTGTAACCCCTGTGTTAATAGTAAGTGGTCCAACACACATAGCTGATTTGTTGGTAGATAAAGTATAGCTTGTTGTAACAACTCTTTCGTTTTCAACAAATACTTGATCACCACCTGCTCCAGTTGCACCTGCACCACCTGCTGCTGCCCATTTTAATCCTGTTGCTTCACTACTATCTGCTGTAAGTACAAAGTCATTTGTACCGACTCCAAGTGTCGATGGGTTTCCTGAGCCATCTCCTGCTAATAGACTTCCTTTGGTAGACATATCAACAGCAGTAACTGCCGATGTACCATTACCAATCAATACTCCATTTGCAGTAAGTGAGGTTGCACCAGTACCACCACTACTTACTCCAAGGGTAGCCGATAGACCTGCTGCTGTTCCTGATGTGTTCTGATTACCTGCTGAGTTTACACCTGGCAGATCAATATTAGTTGTTCCATCAAAACTTACACCACCAATATTTCGTGCAGTCTCTAAGGCAGTTGCTGTAGAAGCATTACCTGTCAAAGCACCTGCAAAACCTGTAGCTGTAAGAAGTCCTGAACTAGAGTTAAATGTTAAATTCGTTCCTGATTTTGGTCCAAGATTACCTGTAGCAGCAGTTGTAAATAATACATTACAAGCTGTGTCTGATGATTCATCGGCAACTGTAACAGTCGTTGCTATCGCTGCTGTGCCACTTGTATCTTGGTTTCCTGATGTATTTACACCAGGTAAGTCTATATTACCTGTACCATCGAATGACACTCCACCTATATTCCTTGCAGTCTCAAGAGCAGTAGCTGTTGCTGCGTTTCCTGTGCAAGACCCTGATGAGCCACTTGCATTACCTGTAACATTACCAGTCAAAGCTCCTGCGAATGTGCCTGATAGTACATCTGTGTTTGAATTAAATGTAAGTCCACTTGCAGTCTTTGGTCCTAGATCACCTGTAGCTGCTGTAACAAACAATGGAAAGCAAGTCGTATCAGTAGATTCATCTGCTACTGTAATTGTTGTAGGCACATAACTCGATGATGCTTTGCCATCTAACTGTGTTTGTATTCCTGATGATACACCATCTAAATAACCAATCTCTGTTGATGTAACTGCTGATACTGATACATCGCCATTAGTATCTGAAACCAATGCTCTCGATGCAGTTAAATCTGCCATTTTAGAAAATGCTATTGCTGCACTTGCATTAACATCATCATTTACAATAACACCACTTCCTATAGATGCTGTGCCTGTGACATTTCCTGTACCATCGAAAGATCCTGATGTGTAAGTAACATCTCCTGTCAAAGCGATTGTTCTGCCTGTAGCCAAAGCTGTAGCACTTGCAGCAAGAGTTGCAGCAGATGCTGTACCAGTTAAATCTCCTGTAACATTACCTGTAAGGTTTCCTATAAAACCACTACTAGCTGTAATCGTGCTTGATGATGTTAGTTTTGTTGCAGTAAGATCAGGCATATTTGCAGCAATATTTGTAAGTGTTACTGCAAAGTTATCGCTTGATTGTACGATAGGAAATAACGCACTACTCGATGGTGTCGTGGTAGTCGCTAATTCTGAAATCTTTTTAGTTGCCATCTATTGTACTGTCCAAGTTGTAGAAGGATCTGTTGTATCTTGATAATCAAGTTCTGATATATCTGTCAAATCCTCTTGTTGTATTAATTCGTTGTCTTCTGTAGCTAGTAAGAATAAATTATCTTCAGTCTCTATATAACCTCTAGCTGTTTCAGGTACAGTTGTCCATGTGCTAGAACTTATTGTCTGTACTGTCCATGTGGTCATTAATATAACCCATAGTCAATTCTTGTCGTAGGTGCTACACCTGAGTGTCTATCTCTCTCGTTAGAACTTATAATGTCGTTTTTTGTTCTGTCATAATATGCAGACCATACCTGTATTCTTTTATCATTTTGCAGATAAGGTTCTGCTTCTACTAATGCTCCATAAAGATAAGCATCAGGATGATGCGTGAGCATATCGTTAGTTGTATTTGAATCTGATAAAGCTGTGAAATGTTTAAAATATAGTATTTCTATTTGATATGCACTATCTGGTATTGGTCTAAGTTGTATGTTGTTGCCAATAATGCTGTATGCTTTCGGTTTACCTTTTGAGCTACCTGCGTGTATTCTATCCATTTGTTCAGGTGTTAGATATTCCAAAGGTGTCTTTGGATCTGTGTTGAGTTGTATGTTACGCATAGCAACATAATTGTCAGGCAGACTGTAAAACTCAGAATCTGCTACTGTACTTGCAGTAACTCTTGTTTCCATTCTTCTTATTTTAAAATCTCTTTTATGTCTTGTTTCAGCTAGAACTATAAAATCAGGTATAGAATCAGTTAGGTCTGATCTGTTTAACCAGTCTGCTATAGCTGCTTTGAGTTCTGAATAATTTGATATTGCCATTATATTCGCCTATTTGTTGTCTTTAGATACCTGTACTCAGGACTGTTTAATAATTTTCTTACACCCTCTTTATGGTCTTTGTTAAATAAATCAACCCCATATGTCCTTTTCCATTCATAAACTACAGTCATCGGTATACGAGCAGATAATCTAAACTCATCTGCCCTGTGATGATCTTCTTGTTGTAGTTTTTTGTTTGAGTCTATAAGGGGTTGTATATCCTCGATGTGTTCTATAGCGAACTCTCCTGTCGGATTATGATAGTGAAAGATTTGGTTTTTACCTATCTTTCTGCTCATTCGCTTAACTCATCTATGTATAAGTTTGCTGTTGAACTTGCAACTATAGCAGCAACTTTCATACCACCATCAATTTTAAATATTTCAGGGTCGTATGCACCTAGTATAGTTGAGCTAGTAGTAGCTGTTGGGTTAGCCCCAAAAGCAATATGAACACCATCGGTGTCTGCTATTACTCTTACATACTCTGTGTTTGCGTTTGTCGCTGCTGTTTGTTGAGAGCCAGTATTGACAGTCCTTTTGATTGTGTTTGTTACTCTCATTTTTGACATCTCTATCTCCTAATTACAAATGTAACTAATAATTTAGCTGTTCCTGTAGAACCACCATTTGTAATCATTTCGATAGTTCCATCTTCTTCAACTCTGTTAGCTGCTGTTGGTGTCGCTGTATCGACATCACCTGCTGCTGAACCTGAGTGAGCAACTGTTATGCCACCACCTGTTACTGCAACAGTAGCAATCTCAAATGAGATAGCAGCATTACCACCACTAATAGCACCCTGTAATGCAGTAATAATTTTGATGATGCGACCACCATCAGGTACTGCTACAAATGTGCTTGATGCAGTAGATATATCTTCTATCTCTGCTGTTATAAAATAATCGTTTAATGTTCTCATTAAAGTCTCCAATATTAATAACCCTCGTTCCGAAGCGATACCTTCTTCAAGGTCATTATTAAATGTATCTAAGTGGGGCAGGAAAACAATATGAGAAAAACCTGCCCCTTCCATGATAGAAAGTTACATGAAAAATATTTTTTATGAAGTTGTCAAGTCAGCAAGTGTAGCTGAAGATGCTTCATTTTTAGCGACTAATGTCCACTCAGTAAGTAGTAGTCTTTTTTCAGCATCACCAGTTTTTGCTAGTTCTTGTGTTTGGAAAGGTCTCAAGAAACCTGTCGCAAACATTTCTGTATCAACGATCAACGCACTTCTACCAGAAGAACGAAGGAATCTATCAGCAACAACTCTTACTTCACCGAAGTCAGAAACATAAACATCAATAGTAGCCACAAGACTTCTATCTTCTGCCATGTCCATACGAGTTGAGTTACCAGTAAATCCTGATACTTTTTGTTTGTTGAATGAACCAACAAGTAGTAGGTCTGGATCACCACCATTGTCAAAGCAAGATTTTAGCTCACCTTTTAATAGTGCTTCAGTTAAAACCCTTTGTGTTCCGTCTGTGACATCTCCACTAGAGTTCGAACCACCTGATCCATACGCATTGTTAGTTACTGTCCATGATTCAAAACCTCTTGACTTACGAGCTGCACCACCATTTCCTGATCCTGCTGTAGCATCGGTTTTGCCTGTAAGGTCTACTTCCATGTCTCTTTTGAGTTCTTTACCTGCTTTTGCTATTTGATAAGCAAGTTCTGAATCTCTACCTGCATGATTTACTGCTTCTTGTGTTCCTGAGACCATAACAGGTTTGTATGAAATCTGTGTATAGTTGAAAACACGAGTAGTAGCAGATAATGCAGCACTTGGTGAATCATCACCTTCTATTTGAGCATTTGATGCTGCTGATGCTAGGGAGTCAGTTTGCCATTCATGTTTTGTCGCTTCAGCATTACCTGCACCGATTGAAGACATAAATGGTGTATCTGTTGGAGAGATATCATAGATTACATTTTGTAAATCTTCTCTGTTACCTACAGCATCATAAGTTTCAAATGTATTACTTAATTGTGCCATTATTACACCTATGTGTTAAAAGTTAGTATTTAGACTAAGACATAAGGGATTTGATTGCTAATGCAGCATCATCGACCCTTCCTGATCTTTTAAGTCTTGCTCTGGTTTGCTTTACCTTTTCACTATTAACTTCAGACTTAGTGCTTGGTGCACCTGGTTTTTGCACTTTCGGTACAACTTTAGCTTTCTTTTGACTG